CTCGTAAAGTATTGGTCGCCACTCGCGAGACCAGTCGTCGTGAAGCCCACACCGCCAAGTTCCAAGGCGGCTGTGAGGGAGAACTCTCCGTTGCCTGTTAGACGACTGATCTGCCTCCTGAGGTAATGACGCACACGGCGCTGAGATCGTGCGGGATTGCACGATTCCTCAATCACTCGGTTTGCTTTGTGATGGATGGGCGTCTCCTGGTTACATGCGCGCATAGGGACCTTGTAAGGCCCGTCTGCGTGTTCCAGAAGCAATCCCGTGTTCAGAGACGGTACAGGCACCAGGTGAAATCCTGGATGCCCTACGTTCTGTTTCCAAACAAAGAATTCCGAATTAAGAGTGACGAAATCTTTCGAGAAGTAGTTCTTACCGGGGCTTAGCGTGAAACCGCAGATCTGTACCCACCTCTTCCATTCAAGGTAGTGGGCTGGGTTGCTCCGGAAGATAATATCGTCACCGTTGATGAGGACTGGCAGATCTGCCAGCTCGACCCGGCGGCCAAGGTAGCACTCCAAAGAGTGCCAGTAGGCCACGAGGTTAATGGCGCATAAGATAGGAAAGGACAGGGGACTTCCCATCAGCTGGCCGTTGGCCTGCTTAAAGGGAGCCAAACCAGGGACATCTTTGGCGTACAGATCCGGATAGGAGATGACGTGGTTCCCCAGGACCGCGCGCCAGACGAAGGCCTCATAATAAGAGGCCCCCGCCCGCTTCAGCCAGGAATCGAAACAGAGGCGATTAACCTCAGCCGTGATTCCATCGGTTGCAGCGGAGTAGTCCCCGCTCGCCCACCAATCCAAGCCTGCCTCCAGGGCTTCGCCTTTCTGGTAAGCGTCCATTAGGTAGGACGTATCCAACGGCGCGCCAACGAGAGCACAGGCTGGTATGGCGGCGATTTGTTGCCACATCTGCTTTTGCGCAGGAGCCGCAGCGGCATATGGAATCCCAGAACCCTTTGTTATCAGACGACATTTGAGGGGTTCCAGCACGGGACA